CAGTAAAAGCTATATTCGCTGACCCTAATAACCCAGAGGCTATTCTAATTCTTGCAAATAAGCAAGATATGGCCTTTGAATTCCTTGATAAGATTAAAGATTTTGTTAATCAATTCCCTAGATGGGCATGGGGGTCTGAGTATTATGGTACTGAAGAAAAAGAAAATAAAAAGATTTATTCAACTGAGTCTAAAAAAGAACTTAAATTACCTAATGGTAGTAGAATTAGGGCTGTTGCTACATCTAAAAACGCATTAAGGGGTTTTACACCTACTTGGTTAATTATGGATGAGGCGGCGTTTATCGAAAACGGTGCTATTGTTTTTGGTACAGCTTTGACGGCTTTAGGTACTGGTGGTAGAGCTTCTTTGGTTTCTACACCTAACGGTATGGATTCGTTATACTACAAAACCTATGAACAGGCTATGAGTGGTGATAACGATTTTCATGTTATTGAAATGAAGTGGTATCAAGACCCTAGATATAACAAAGACCTGCGTTGGATTAATGAAGATGATGATGATGATATTATAGAAGAGGTTAAGTTTACGAAAGAGGGTGATTCTGAGGAAAGTGTTAGAGCTATCCACGAACACTACGACAAAATGTTACAGAAAGGTTATAAACCTGAATCTAGTTGGTATCGTGAAATGTGTCGTGGTATGAACAACGATAAAAAGATGATTGCTCAAGAGCTTGATGTATCTTTTATTGGTTCTGGTGGTGCTGTTATTGACGATAAATACATCACAATGCAAGAAAAGGAGAATGTTATTGAACCTGAATTTATTTCTGGTGATGAAAAAGAAATTTGGATATGGGAGGAACCTAAAGAGGGACGTCAATATATTTTATCTGCTGATGTTGCTAGAGGTGATGGAGAAGATTCTTCAACTATAGTCATTATAGATTTTAATACCATGACTCAAGTTATGGAATATAAAGGTAAATTGAGACCAGACTTATTAGGTAATTTGGTTAATGAATATGGTAGAATATATGATGCATTGGTGGTTGTAGATATTACTGGTGGTTGGGGTGTTGGTACTATTAACCGTTTATTAGATTTGGGTACACCTAATTTATACTACGCCGACAGTTCAAGCAAACCTCTAGAAAAGAAGAGTAGAACCCCAAAGAATTATTCTGATGAAGGTAAATTCCCAGGTTTTAATGTAGGCGCTGGTCTCAGAGCGCCTATTGTAAGTCATCTAGAAATGATGGTCAGGATGAATGGCGTAAAAGTTAGGTCTAGAAGACTAACCTCAGAGATGAGAACGTTTGTATTTAAAAACGGTAGGGCCGACCACATGGATGGGTATCATGATGATTTACTTATGGCTCTAGCTTATGCTTTATGGGTTGCTGAATACTCATTTAAAAAATTAAACGAATCTAAAGAGAAAAGTAAGGCTATGTTATCTGGTTGGATGGTTAATAAGGGTGAAGTTAGTAATGAGGAATATAGACGTAATGGTTTTACATCAAAAAAAGATAGAAAGAAGAAATTAACCACGAAACAACCTAACTTTAGTCACACTGTAGCTAAGAATATGCAAGACCCTAAGGGTAAGTATATGTGGTTATTTAGTGGTTCAAGATAAACAAGTCAATAACTTGACATATTTACAATATATAGTATCATTAATAAAATAAATTAAAATGGCAGAAAAACCAACAGTATTTCAAAAATTAAGCAATGTCTTCGGTAAAGAGGGGATAAATCCAGAGGTTAAAAAAACCAATAGATATTCATTGGGTAATGGTACTGAATTACTAAAAACTAAATCAAAAGAGGAATACGAGACTACTAAGTTGCAAGCTCAACAAGATAAGTACTTACAAGGTCAGTGGTCTAAAGTAGATGGTGAGCTTTATCAACAAGCAATACACTATGAAACAACTAGAGTTGGGTCATATTCGGATTTTGAAACGATGGAATTCTATCCAGAGATTTCTGCCACATTGGATATATTCATGGAAGAGTCTACAACCCCTAATGATAAGGGTGATGTAATAAACATATACTCTGGTAGTAAGAGGGTTAAAAGAATATTGCAGGATTTATTCATTAATAGATTAGACATACACACTTCACTACCTATGTGGTCTAGGAATTTATGTAAGTATGGCGACAACTTTGTACACCTAAACATTAATAGTAAAGCTGGTGTTGTTGGTGTTAGACAGCTACCTAACTTTGAAATCGAAAGAAGAGAGAATGACATTAGAGGTGTTATATCCCCATCGCAACTATCTGATGTAAATCAAGATGAGGCTAGAAATAAAACACAATTTTATTGGAAGAGAAATGAGATGACATTTCAATCATGGCAAATAGGTCACTTTAGACTATTAGGTGATGATAGGAAATTACCTTATGGTACTTCATTTTTAGAGAAAGCTAGGCGTATATGGAAACAATTGATACTGGCTGAGGATGCTATGTTAGTTTATAGGGTAACTAGGGCACCAGAAAGACGTGTCTATAAAGTTTATGTTGGTAACATAGATAATGAAGACGTTAGTGGTTATGTTGATGATATTGCTAATAGATTTAAGCGTACCCCACTTATTGACCCTCAAACAGGTCAAATGGATGTCAGGTATAATCAATTAGGTATTGACCAAGATATTTTTATACCAGTTAGGGATGAAAATGCTCAAACCCCTATTGATACCTTACCTGGTGCTCAGAACTTAGACCAGATTGCTGATATTGAATACCTACAAAGAAAGTTATTTACGGCGTTAAGGGTACCTAAAACCTTCTTAGGTTTTGAAGAAGCTCAAGGTGAGGGTAAGAATTTAGCATTGCTAGATATTAGATTTTCTAGAACAATCAATAGAATACAACAAGCCCTTTTACACGAGCTGAATAAAATTGCTATAATTCACTTACATTTATTAGGTTTTACTGATGATTTAGATAATTTTACACTTACATTAAATAACCCATCTACACAAGCTGAAATGCTTAAAGTTGAACATACAGCGGCCAAGGTTAATCTATATAAAGATGCAGTTGCTGATTCTGGAAATGGTTTTGGTGCAATGTCTATGACTAGGGCTAAAAGAGAGATATTAGGTTGGAGTGATGAAGAAATAAAACAGGATTTACTTGAACAAAGAATTGAAAAGGCTGCGGCTCAAGAGTTAGAAAACACAGGTAATGTTATTAAGAATACAGGTGTGTTTGATAACGTTGATAGAGTTTATGGTGATATGGAAATGGCCAGACTAGGTGGTGTTGTTGATGAGGAAGGTGACGGACCCGATGGTGGTGGTGGTAACACTGGTAGTGTCGGCGGTGGCTTTGGTGGTGGCTTTGACGATAATGGTTTAGACTTAGATGATACTGACGTTGAAGACGGTGGTTTTGGTGATACCGAACCTTTAGATGACGCTGGTGCGGATAATGCCGATGTAGATACTGAAGACACCACTGATGAGTCTAAGAAAAAGAAAGGTAAGATAATTAACGAAAATTTAAAACGTAACCCTAAAAATAGTTCAGTTAATAAATTCATTAACATGTTAGATGAGAGTAAAAAGGCTGAAAAGAAAAAGAAAAATGAGGTAACTAAATTTTATGATAAATCAGTTAAATTTAACAAAACAATGGATTCTATGATAAATGAAATTGATGATAAATTGGGCGAGACTGAAGATATTAATGAGTAAAGTTGTTTTTTATTGCATATTGACCATATTTATAATAAAAAAGAACAATGCAAAATTTTGGTCAAATACATGAAACTTTTAAGGATATTTTAATAGATGGAATCGTCGAAGGTAATAATAAAAACAGAAAAGTTTTTAAAGCCTACGCTAAAACCCTTAAAGAGAATTCAACACTAAGAGTACAATTTGAAGTTTATGATAGTTTAGAGAATAAAGTAAATGAAGACTTGGAAAATTCTAAACTATTTGTTGATGAATGTTTATCTCTATTGAGTAAATTAGATGTTAATAAGGTTAATGAATGTAACAATAAACTAACTAAGTTTTTAAATAAGAACGGTTATATGTTAATTGAGGATTATGACAATAAAGAGTTACATGAGCACATCTATAGGTTAACCGTAACACCTAGGTCTGCTAAGAATTTATCATCTATTGTTGAATCTAGAATGTACCTGAATAATTTCACAGGTAAAAAGATTATGACTGAGAACACTAAGGTTGAACCTTACACTAATAAATTCTTGGCTCCAATAATGATTGAGAAGTTCAATAAAAAATACTCTACTGTTTCAGAAAGTGAAAAGAAAGTTATTAGAACCATTATTAACGGTGATGAATCTCAAAAGAAAGACCTTTACAAAACAACAATAAGAGAATGTTTAGATGTTGTAAATACTAAATTGAAAGAGGAATGTTCAATTGAAGAAAAAGATACTTTTTTAAGAGTTAAAGATAAAGTACTAAGGTACGACTATAATCCAGAGACTTTTATTAGTGAAATGACTGAGCTTAGTTATTTAAAAGAAACATTAAATTAAAATGACTCATATACTATTTCAAGCAGATGTAAACATAATTAATTGGTTAGTGCAGCAAGCGCCAGTGGTGGTTGTTATGGGTGCTGCTATATACTGGTTGGCTAATAGATTAAAGAAAGCTGAAAATGATAAAGACGAGTTAGCTAAAGACGTCATCAAACTTACAACCCTATGGGAAGAAAAGAGTGATGAGTTAGACGTTAAGAACGAAAAGTTAGGTGAGAAAAACACTAAAGTTAACGAAGAAATTTTAGTTTTATTAAGGGAAATAAAGATGATAGTTACTAAAAGAGGTTTATGAACAGTTTTATGGATAACATTTTTGGAAAGAAAAATGAAAATTACAATAAGGCCGTTGATGGTCTAAAGAAAATCAAAGATAAGTTTGATGGTTTAATTATGTCCTTCCCTGACGTTACTCCAATAGAGATTGTTTTAGTTACAGACACATGGCAAAAATTACCTAAAGAGATTTCTAAAGGGGTTGAAGTCATGATTCTTAAAACGAATATGAGTGAATGCAAAGTTTTTATTACTAGCTATGACCCATACTCTTATGTGATACCACATAAGCATGACGAAAGATATGAATATGGGTTAATATTAGAAGGTACTATAATTAATGAAACCATTGGTTGTGAATATAAAAAAGGTGATGTTTATAAATTTGGACCTAACGAGATGCATTACTTGGTTTCTGGCCCAAAAAAAGCTTTAGTTTATTCTTTACACTCTAAGAAGTCAAATTTAGATGATTACTTTCACCTATCCATATAGACAAAGCATTAAAATCGCTTAATAATTTAGAGATATTAAAATAAAGTTTTACCAAATATTGACTAATCCATTTTTTTCCATTATACTTGAAGTATGAAAAAAAGCAGAGGTACAGAGAAAGAAATACAAATCGATAATAACTTAAATACACATTTTGGTTCCGTAGACAAAAACGACCCAAAGAGCATATATATCAAATTTAGTTCGTGGTCCAACACGATTAGTTATGATGAAAGTAATAATTATAAGAGGATTATTACTGACCTAACTAAAAAAATTAAAAGTTATTTATATAGAGATATAAACACAGATATATTCCATAACGATATAGTTATCGTGGATATGGATATGAGAGAGTCTGGGATATCAGGTGATAAACCTAGTTTCATGAGTTGCGAAGTGACTCTATATCAAAGAGGTAATTATAAACTGAATAATAATACGTTGTTGGATGAAATGAATAAGTTAAGTGAAACCGCATGTAAAGAGATATTTAATAGACATCGACATTTCGAGTTTTATAAACATAAGGAAGAAGCACTAAAAGTAGCAAATGAAAGCCTAATCGTTTAAGATTAGGCTTTTTTTATTTTATTAACATATTTATAGACAAAGCATTTAAAGATGACCAATGATTATAAAATATTAAGAGGTGGAAAAACTGGTAGCGGTTTATTGATTGAAGGTGACGCTGGTTTTATTGAACCTAGTGACATTAGAAATAAATCTTTTATTTCAGAAGTTAATAAAGCTGGTAATGGCCTTGTTATGGCTGAACCGTTAGTTCTATTTGTAATTCTACAAAAATATGGTATTGAAAACAGAAATGGTAGGATATATCCAGAAGACATTTTAAGGAGAGAAGCGAACAGATATCAAGAGTTAATTGACCAAAGATTATCTATTGGTGAATGCGTACCAAGAGGTACTGAAATATTTACTAAAGACGGTTGGAGGGAAATTCAGGATATGGTTATTGGTGATGAGATATTCACTTTAAATACTAACACTAATGAATTAGAAGTACAATCAGTTTCTAGAACCACAGATAAAAAATATAATGATGATATGATTCATATATACAACTCTTCATCATTAGATATGTTAGTAACCAAAAAACATAAAATTGTTTTATGGGATAGGAATGACAAGCCATATATTTTAACAGCTGAAGAATTATATGATAAAATTAATAATGGTGATTCTAAAGTCTCACATTCATATATTAAAAATTCAGGTGAGTGGGTTGGTGAGGATTCTAAAAAAATAAATATCCCGAATTCGAATTATGAAATAGATTCTGAATTATGGGCTAGATTTCTAGGTATATTTATCGCTGATGGTCATTGCTCTGGAACTAGAGGGGGTAAAAATAAAAATTCGGTTACTATTACTCAGGTTAAAAAAGAATCTTCAGAAAAAATAATAAACTTATTAAATGAGTTACCATTTGAATATTCGATTAGTGATGATAGACAATTCATAATTTATGATAAACCATTATATAATTTTCTATTTGATTTAGGAAATTCCGAAGAAAAATATATACCTAATTACGCAAAAAATTGGAATGTTAATTTATTGAATATTTTATTAGATTGGATGCTTTTAGGGGATGGTAGAAATAGAAGTGATAAAAATGGTAAATTAATGAAAGAATATTATACTATTTCAGATAAATTATCAGAAGACGTTTTTGAAATTATGCTTAAGATTTCTAATGGCGCAACTTTTAATACCCGCATACCAGAAGATAGGTATATTACAGATACTAAAATAATTAATGAAGAGGTTGAAACTGATGGGATGTTAGAATTAGTTAAACGTAAAGTTAAAACTAAGCGATTAATAGAAGCGTCTAATTCTAAACCATTGCATATCATTTCTGAAAGACGTTCTAAGGGGATTTCACTAGATACACGTTTTACTAAAGCAGAAAAAATACCATTTAATGATAATGTTTATTGTGTTACTGTTGATAATGGAACTTGGTTAATGAGACATAATGGTAAAATTTCTTGGACACACAATAGTGACCACCCAGAGTCATCTGTTATTTCAAATAGAAATGTATCACATGAAATTAAAAAAATATGGTGGGAAGGTACAACCTTAGTTGGTGAAGTCGAAATCATCATGTCACCTGGTTTTATTAACCAAGGTATAATATCTTGTGAGGGTGACCAAATAGCTAACATGTTAAGAAAGGGAATCCGTGTAGGTGTATCTTCTAGGGGTGTTGGTTCGTTAGATAATATAAATGGTAAATTAATTGTACAAGATGATTTCGAAATCATATGTTGGGATATAGTAACTAGTCCTAGTACGCCAGGTTCTTATATGTTCAACAATAAGTCTGACGCACAGCCATTTATGGAATCTAAAATGAAGAAAGACAATCTATTAATTGATAAATTAAACAAGTTTTTAATTTAGATTTTAATAGCTTAAATACTTAATAATAATTTTTTTTACTAAAATCATGTGTTTTGTAGAAATAGTACATATTTATTAAGTAAACACACAAAATTTACTGTGTAATAATTTAAATTATAAAAAATTATAACCAAATGAAAGACGAAAAAAACAAGTCTATTATAGAAGAAGCCTTAGCGGAATTTAATCTTA